GTTCAAACGACCCTAGTCTCAAATAGCTCAGTCCCGGCTGTTTACGTGACAAGTCACGCTCCTCTGGGATGATCCTAGTCATTGAAGTGAATCTCATGATCCTGCCTTCTGGCAAGAGGCACAAGAGAGTAAGAAGATCTTCTCTGTTCTAAAAGGTAAAATATATCGGAGATACACTTGGTATAACGCGATTTATCAAGCAAGGACGATGTGTTGAACTGAAGGGACAAATACCTACATATGTAAGTCTAGGGGAGAACCCCTTAGAGACTGCATGTAAAAGTACTCAGTCAGAGAAATCTGACGGGGACCATTCAAACTGTAGTAGTTTACCTATGTTTTACTTAATAAAGTTATACTTTACTTGGCAAAGACATAAGCTCGATACCGTATAAGAGCTCGTGCATAGAGGAAGTAATTACCCCTCTTAGGCTTATCTCATTCTGGGAGTGACCCTGTCGAAGTACATGCCAATGTACTTTTGTATTAAAGGCGTAGACCTTTAGGAGTGTATAAGATTCGGAACCATACTAACGTATACCACATAAAATTGTATTATGATGGAAACGCAGTCGGCGCAAACCGTTATCCCCCAAAAGCAACAACAATTCATATGGACAAACAAAGATTTGATTTGCTATACGCCCAAATTGATTGGGAGATACAGAAAAAGAAACCTTTTGTTGTGGCCGATCCTGTGGACCCAGAGGGAATTCTTCATCTAACCGAGAAGGATTATCTCTTAACCATGAGATCGGTTCTTCGGAACGGAGATACTTTAACAGTACTCGCCCGACCAGGATCTAAACCCAACAAAAGTGATTCAAAGTAAGTTATTCTTCGAATTTCTTTGTGTTAGGTCGTGGTTTCACGAAAAAGGATGGGCTGGTATATCTCACAAAAGGAAACTTTTGTTTAATATATTCCACTTATCTGGATTACCTATTTTACTTGAAACGTAGATCTTTCGACGATCGTTTGTATTATCAAACTACGATCTTCACCTTAGCGCTTTTCCGAATTTGGAAAGCATTAGGTACTGAAGGTTTCGTCGATTATCTGAAAGTTTGCTTTTACGTTCTTAACTCATTCTTAGGAGGGAAAATCCTTCCCAATACTGAGGGACAGAAAGTATTAGTTAAACTCTCAAACGGATTACCCTATGTCATCCCGCCGCACTTTAGGAGAATGATACGCGAAGGCAATTTGGATTACATCCATATTACTTCTAGTATATTCTATTCCTATAAGGCGATTGGACTAACATACGGATCTCCTGATCTTACTTCAATCACTCAACCTCCCATAACGGGATTAGAGGAGACACCGGTATTTCAGGATTTCTGGATGTTTGTTCCAAGATATCTATCACGAAATTTTATCCGTGAAGACGACAAACTTTCCGATTTCTCTTGTACAGAGATAACTGGAATGTCTGCTGGTCCTAACGGGAATCCTTCCACTCTTTTTAGAAGAGCTGATTACTATTTTCTGAGAAGACATAATCCGCAAGTGTTTAACTCGCTAATTAAGTTTTGTCAGAGTATTCAGCACCACTTCTTCCTTACGGAAATACAGTCTTACTCGTATAGACAACTATATGAGTTAGCCTGTGACCGTAATGCGAAGTGGGAGTTCTCAAAAGAGGCCTATATTGGACGGCTTTGTACAAAATACGAAGCCGCTGGAAAGATTAGAATTTTTGCAATAGGTGACTTTTGGTCGCAATGGGGTCTAAAACCCTTACACGATTATATGGTCACGATCTTGAAAAGAATTAATCAGGATGCAACTTTTGATCAAGACGGATCTTTAGATCGATTTGTTAAGAACAATATCGGTAAAAGATTTTGGTCTTTTGATCTTAAGTCAGCAACAGATACAATTCCTAAACAACTTTACTTTCCCATACTCAGTGCATTAGTAGGTGACCAAGCCGCTGTGGCTTGGTTCGATATTATGGACAGACCATTCCGTCTTCCGAAAGAGATCTTCGATCGCTTAGAGAAGGGACAGGAGACGACTGTAAGATATGGTAGAGGACAACCCATGGGCTTGTTAAGCTCATGGACATCCTTAGCCATCTTACACCATACTCTTGTTGCTTATGCCTATAATAGGGCAACTGGTAGAATGAGAGTCCCTGATAACTACTATGTAGTATTAGGAGACGATATAGCCATTGCTGACGAGCAACTCGCTATGGAATATCTTGCAGTTTGCAAGGAATTTCATATTGAGTTATCGATACCGAAAAGCTATACAGATACAACTATCGTGAATTTTGCTTCTCGTATTATTTCCAATGATGGTACTGATTACTCACCAGTATCATTAAAAGAGATAGTACGGGCTACCAAATTAGATCGTAAAGCAGAACTTGCTTACCGACTTCAACGAAGAGGGTTCATACAAGTAGGATTAAACAACCTATTTAGAGCCTTCTTTGTGCGGAGAACCTGGTTACAGGAATCTCCGTTGTTGGTAAAAGGTACATTTTCCTCATATGGAATGAGGGTGTATCGAGTATTACTGCAACCTACGGGTCACAATAGTCTAACTCTGTTAAACTACATTTTAGGATTAACTCCTAATTTGTCGTTGTCAACTGTACCTGGTATGGATATAGAATTAACTGATAAGGCCATCACGGGTTTTTACATCCTTAATGACCTTCCAGCCAAACTTCAACTTCCTTATATCTTTGTAACGAAGTTAAACTCGTTCTTAGATAAGAAAATTGAAGAATGGAGAAATTCTATTAAAATCAATTATGATTATATACCATTTCAAAAAGTCAGTTATAAAAGACGTCTGCCCTATATGGGCGTTGTCAATGATATAACTGGAAATCCTGAAACTGCTGACTTTCACTCAATATTAACTCAATACCGGTCTCAACCGGTTAATGAAGTAGAATTGTTGAATAGACAGGGTTTAAGGGCTTTCGATCTAGAGATGTCTTTCTTGGCTCATTCTGAGACCATGAGGACAGCAATAGATGCACTTAGAAATGATATTAACAATCTTAGATTGATGAAAGGGAAGACTGTAGCGGAGTTTATTACAGAAAAATTCAAGGTGGTTATGAGGTTACCTAAGCTTTATGCTCCGTTTTCGGAGAAACAAGTTTGGGAAGCTAAAAAGAGTGCTCAAGTCAAAGACCAGTTAATGGCCTTTGGTAAGTTCTCTCTTTACGAAAGAATTCTCGCAAGAGAACTCTTACGCTCATTTCTACCTGAAATTCCTGGTTTAACTTCTCCTCCATTCGCTTCATTCGGACATAGACGTAAAAGACGTAAGACAGATAAATCTTATCGTTCTAAGCGTAAAATCCGTTCTAAACGAACGCGGGCTACATAGAAGTTTGTTTATTTCGAGTTTATACTGGGAAAAACACACTGAGA